GCTTTTCAAGCAGAGAGTCGTCCATGTCGCCTTTGGTTGTGGTTACAAGCATGTTGGTCCTTATGAGATTCGTACGATTGCGCTGGAAGCGTCGGCGGCGGGGAAGGTGATTAAAAACGTAGCATTGGCTGTAGTCTTATCCGCACCAAAGTCCAGCACCGCCACGGATTTATTGCCCTGCGTGCTGTTGTAAATTAGAGCGCCACGAGCCGTAATCGATGAACTGGCCCAAGACGTATTGGAGAAGCTAACAAACGCGGTGGGGATACTTGCGTCGTTGTTACCTGATGTGGGGCCGGTCGAGATAGCCAGTGTGTTGCCCCCAGCCGTGTAGCCCGTCCCAACCACTTCGTTAGTCGCTGTATATGCAGTTGTTGCTGGGCCGATATCCGACGCTGCGGTGTACAAGGCAATCTTAAAAGTGTTGGGCGTTGTTGGGCCAAAGTTATGAACCGCCTGAAACAGTTCCACCTTGAAGCTGGTCGTGGATGTCTGAGCTATGGTCATGTGACTGCTTGCCTATATTGACCAGATCGGTAGGCATCCTGACGCTCCATGCCATCACCCAGACGTTTAGCCAGAGCCAACGCTTCGTTGTACTTGGTGTTGTACAGCGTGATTAGGTCGGCCTCACCCTTCATGTACGTGTACGCCTCAACCAAGCTGCCGTAAAGAAGTACTGTATCGAAGTTGTCGCCCAGCCATGTCTGACCAGAAGCGGCGGTTGTGATCGACTCAGGGTAGTAGTAATAGTGCAATTCTACGTAGTACGCGGCATCCGGCGTTGGGCCAAGGATGAGTGATAGCTCGTTTGTAATTGCTGAACTGACAATTGTTGGCCCGAACAAAGCGTAGTATTTTGGCTCGCCCGTGGAATTTGGTGCTGGATACGCTTGACGAATAAAGTTTGCGTCCTTGTTGAGCAAGTACTCATACGTACCAGTGTCTAAATTTGCGCCAGTAACGCCCGTCACCAAGGCCAACGAGTACACCGCCAAGAAGTCGGTCGGCAAAGATATGTACTTGTTGTTTGCCGTTATCACCGAGAACTGATTCTTGCGAATAGAGGGGAACTGCACCGAGTTGTAGATGCGCTGCTCCGCCTGCGTGATAAGCAAGTTGATCTGCGTCGTGCTGGACACGGTGGTGTTGTTCGCCAGATATGTCTCTGGGAACTGGTTTTCCGTGTACGACTGAATCGCCGCTACAAGCTCGGTGTACGTCATGCTTTACGCCATTGGGCCACGAGCCATCAAGCCCTTGGTAGCTGCACCTGTGCCACGGATTTTGATGCCCGAAGTTTTGGTTGGCTGGTTACCGGCAGACTTGCTAATACCGCCAAGGCTCACGTTGTAGGTGTCCAACTTGCTGAGGTTTGGCATCTTGCCCGGGTTGGTTTCCGCAGTTACGGTTTTACCGGTCATGGTGTGTGGTTCAGCATAGACGCTGGCATCACCAACTTCTTTGCCGCCAATTTTTTTGCTGTATTTAGCCATCTTCAACTCCTTATGTGGTAACCGTAACTGTACCAATTTGCACACCCAAAGCCAAAAGATTTGGCGTCAGCGCATCATCAAAAAACCTAGAGCCACCCACCGGATACCAGCCCCACTGGATATTCCGGCTACCCTCCCCTTGGTACCCGTTCGCCAAAAGCCCTGAAGCCACATAGCTACGGTCTGGGCGCGGGTTACGCAAGGCTTGCGGATCATCAACAGGATACATACCCAACTGAAGCTGCGGTTGATCTGGGTCCCAACACTCAGGACATACAAGCAAATTGTACGTCTTAGTCTTGATAACTTCCTTCTTCAGCAGTTTTAACTTGAAGCGCTGCCCACAGCGGTCGCACTCGCTAATTGCGTTCTTACCACTGGCAAACCTGTTGCCCATATCAGTTTATAAACATCTGGCGCGGCACGAACCGTACAGACGCCTTTTCGCGGTCCTCATCCGAAGCTAGTTGCCAAGCCTCGTCGTATTGTTGTTTGAGCATAGGCAGGCGTTCAAACCCTGAAGGAATCTTGCCCGCTAGGTAATACGACAAGCCCGCTGCCATGCACGGCACAAACCGGAATGGGACGTCCATGATGTTGACACCGCCACCAGCATCCTGAGTGCGGCGCAAGCGCCAGTAGGCCAGCGTATAGGTCTGTGAGCCATCGGGTGTCGGCCAAACGGTAACGGCGGGCAACTGCTCCCAGTACACGGCTGCACTAGTGGTATGAGAGGCTGCGGTACTGTTATTTTGAGCGCGGAAACAGTTGTTTAGGGTATTCCCTGATATGTAGCTGTAATTGATGGTCTCGCTGTCAATTTTGATGAAGCCAGATGCAGGTAGGCCCACAGTAGAACTGAGGGTGATGGTTGTGGCCGTTGCTGTAATAGTGCCGTTTAGCGTCAAACTCGTAGCGGAGCTTTGTGCGTTGTACCGCTGAATCCAAATCTGAATGGGCCGCGCCTGCTGGATTTTGTTCGGGATCGTAGCGTATGTTGATACGCTGATCCGGGTGATCGTCAAGTCTGCCTGTGTAGACGCTACGTTACCGCCAGTGCGGATGACGTGCTCAAGCAGGTCAATGGTGTCAGATGGCAGGGCGTAGGTGTTCTGGCCCTGCACGAAGGTGATGGTGCCCGGCTCAATCGACCACATGTTGATGCCACGGTTGGCCCAATCAGCGAACATGATGTTCAGACTACGGCGAGCAGTCCGCAGGTCATAGCCGGTACGCATCTCGCTACCGGCGCGTTCAAACGCCTCCTCGACCAATTCAGTCAGGTCAAGGTTAAATGCGGAAGCGCCGGAGGTAGTTGCCATTATCTAAACCCTGCTGTTTTCTTTGCAATCGTTTTGGGTTGAGCTACGAATTGCTTCCCGGCGGCTTTTCCTGCTCGCTTGGCTTTGGTCGTTGCAGCGTACTCAGCAGGGCTGAGACTTTTGATAGCAGCGCTTGGAAGGTATCGCTCACCTGTTTCAGAAGATTTTTTACCACTTTTGGTTCTCCAGTCTTGTTTGCCCCAGTCTTTGAGGGATTTCTGCGGATTTTTAATCACGATACCCGCCGCCTGCTTTTTTGTAGCGTTGTGCCACCATCTGAGCTTTTCTGGCGCTCCATTGCCCTGCGCCTGTGCCCGCTGTGGCTTCTGCTTTCACGGCGTTAAAGATACGCTTGCGTAGTTCAGGCTTGGTGTAGTTACCCGCAGCGTTGACCGTGGACTTTGTTTCTCCACCCTCTTTGTACGAAGCCGTCTTAGCCGCGTTGGCAAAGTCACCCTTCTTGGGTGCACCAGCCGCGCCCGCGCTACGCATCTTCTCGCCAGAACCTGAAGCAATACGCTTTTTCTTGGCCGCAATATTGGCATACAAGCCGCCTCCTTTCATGCCCGGATTCCTTGGATTCTCTGGATTTTCTGGATTCTCTGGATTCTCTGGATTCCTTGGATTCTTTACATTTTTGGGGTTCATGGGATTAGCTTTCACTTCCCCGCCTTCAACCATCTTGACGGCTTTGGGCACTTTTTTTGGGTTTATGGCTCCCATGCCACGGCTTGCTAGCATGGTTACACCATCCGGCCTTTTGTGTGGCCCTTAGAAATGCAGCCATCAGCACGAGTGACACCGCCGGACTTGAAGCGTTTACCCATTTCGGTCTTAGTAGTCGGCGCTTTCTCCGCTGCCTTCTTGGCTTTTTCATCAGCCATCGTCTGCTTCATAGCATCCGTAGGTGGTGCATCGGTGCCGCCAGAACGCGCCTCTGCTCTAGCTTTCTTTGCCAGCGCTTCTGCGTCAAGTTCTGCTTGTTTTGAATCAGACATGATTAGCACATCTTTCCGCGAGTTTTACCACGCTGGGCTATGCCATCACCACGCTTAGATGCGGATGAAGTTACCCCACCTTTTTTCATTTGGGTTACCGGGGTTGATGCGCGGGCCAACATAGCGGCTTGTTTCTTTTCTTCCCCAGCAATTCTTTCCGCTTCAGCTTCTGCTATGCGTTGTTTTTGGGCGTCGCGTGCAACTAAGCTCGGCAAAATTCCCATACCACCGCTAGAGGCAAGTTTGCCTAGCATACCCTTGCCAGTAAAAATACCCGCTATCGGGCTGATGTCACCTAAACTGAATGCCATATTGTTCTCCTTAACAGACCCGGCCTTTGGTCTTGCCGCGTTGGGCAATACCGTCGCCACGTTTAGAAGCCGAAGAGGTCATGCCGCCAGAAGCCATCTTCTTGACTGCACCACCTTTTTTACGCCCGATTCCCAACTCCTTATCGCTTTCTGGTCTTTCTTCCGCGCTAGACTCTCTCAAAGCTTTGTTGGAATAAAGAGCCTGTTTGGGGTCGTTGTTATAGGTAAATCTTGTATCCCGGAGTTTTACATCCGGTCTGCGCGGCTTGTATGAACTCATAAGCTCGTCCATGCTTTTAGGCGCTTTTACTGCCGGAGCACTTGGTGCTGCTACTGAAGTACTTGGCGCTTTTGCGGCAGGTGCTTTTACTACGCTAGCTACTTTAGCAGGAGTAGTTTTAGTCTCAAAACCCGGCTCCTTCTCAAACATAGCAGCATTACCACTAGTGTCTTCTTTTTTTGTTGCATAAGAAGGCATGACTTCCATACCGGTGTCGGTATTGCGGTCGTAGCTCTTGCTCTCGCTTTTACTTTCGCTTTTAACCGCGTCTTTGCCTTTGTCTTTGTCTTTATCTTTGTCCCTAGTAGCCATATAGGCAAGACCGGCCAATGCGGCCAAACCTGCTAAGCGTCCTGATTTTTTGCTTGCCATGATGACTCCTTAACAGGCTTTGCCGCCGTTTTTCATCTTAATCATTGTGCCCTTGGTCTTACCCTTGGACTCAATGCCACCGCCTTTGGCGTAGGACATGCCGCCGCCCATCATTTTCTTAACTTTGCCGCCATGTCTCATTTCGCCTACGCCATCTGCGGCAAAAGCTGGCACTTTTTTACCGTCTTTATTCGTAACCATAGGCATGCCGCCATCTTTGAGGCCAGCGTGGGCTTTAGAAGCGGGTTTGCCAGCGTGTTTGGCAAGTGCAGATGTCATGCCACCAGAGGCCATCTTTTTCATGGCCGAGTCTTTCATCATCTTGCCGTCAGGCATCTTGTGCATGCCGTCTTTTTTCTTAGCCATCATTGCCATCATTCCGGGGTTCATTTTTGAAGCCATAGTATCACCACCTTTATTAAAGAGTTCAGTCTTACCTTGACGAGTTTTTGGCTCGTTTACCTTCTGAAGATCAGGTCTGGTTTTAGACCCACCAAACTTGACGCCTTTGCTTTTTTCGCTGAAATCCTTGGCCACGGATACAGGCACGCCCGCTTTTTTGGCAAACGCTGGGTTGTGTGCTGCGGCGTCCATGAACCGCTTTTGCTTGTCACTTGTCGCTGGCATTGGGTTTCTTTCGGCCAATGAGTTCAGAAAACGGTTTGCCCGTGACCATCTCAGCTATACGCATCAAGGTCCAGACGGCACCGATAAAACCAAAAATGGGTGTAAGGAGTTCCAAGAATGATCCAATAGCAGCAGCCACCGACGCAAGGTCAATGATGTTTTTAACTGTGTCGTGAGTCTGTGTCATGTCAGCATATCTTCCCACGGGTTTTGCCGCGCTGAGCTATACCGTCGGCGCGTTTAGAAGCCGAAACTACGCCACCGGACTTCATTTTGTCGCCTTTGCTAGCTTTAATGTCAGCGTCAACTTCGCGCATGATGCGTTTTGTTTCTTGGAAGTTGTCTTCATCTTTATCTTTATTTTTATCTTTATCTTTGCTAGGCTTTTCTGTCGGCTCATCATCGTCCATAGCGGCCTTACCTGCAATTCCAGCAGCGGCTATAGCTCCTGCCCTACCTCCTGTACGTGTAATGGCTCGTCCTGCGGCTTCTTGTTGTGCGAGACGCCCACGTTCTGTTGTACCTGAAGCAGAAAGTCCTCGACGTATACGATCAATATCCGCTCTTTGCGATTCAACCACGTTTTCACGCGGATGTGGAAGCAAGCTTCTAGCATTTGTTTGGCTTGGGGAACGGTATGTATATCCTTCTATTTCGGGCTTATTTAACCGAGGCATTAACGTAGTGCTATTAGAGCGGCCACTACCCCCACCCATGCCGCCAGCACCGCCGCCTTCAAGGGTTTCTAGTTCTGCTAATCTTGGACGTCGTACTGTTGCCATGATAGTTCCTTAGCACTTCCATCTTGCAAGAGCAGCCGCCTTACGGGTGGGCTTACCCTTCTCGTCTTTCATTGGACCCGGCATACCGCTCATACGGGCGCAGAACGAATCCTTGCGCTTGCCGCCCTGCGGTTGCGGGGCCTTGAGGTTGCTACCCGTAGCAGCGTTGTACTTGGCACGGCCTTTGGCAGTCAAGCCCGCCCCCTTGGAGATTGGTAGCTTTTCGCCGCGACCAACCGAAAGAACCGGGCCTTTTTTCTTAGCCATAGAAAATTGTGACTGAGCCTATGCTCGTCACATCCGCATAAATATTGGTGCTAAACAACACACCTTCACCCGGAAATATCAAGTATGTGGGCTGCGTAACAGAGCCTACCGTATTCAAGGTCAAACGAGTTGTCCCGCTTACACCGCCATCCTTAAACACAATACTGCCCGCAGTGGCAGCGGGGATTATGTAAACGGCTTTTACCCTTGCACGGGTTATGGTGTTGCTTGCTTGGTTTGTAAATTGTCCGTCAGCAGTAAGTACCTGACTTACCAGTACATCAGTTTGCATGCTCATAATCAATCTCCTTTAAAAACGGGGCCGAAGCCCCCGAGGTTGATTAGGCGTTTGCGAATGGTGTAGCCACAGTACCCGTGCCCATCACCGTGCCTTTGACCATGTACTTATTGGCTGCAATTGCAAAGATTTCAACCCACGATCCTGCAACACCGCCAGTGGTAGTGCCATTCAAGTTGATGAAGTCGTTAGCAGCAGCAGCAAAAAAACCAACCAATGTAGCGCCGTCCGCGTCGGTGTCGTTCATTACGATTGTGCCAACGTATTTGTCGGTACCGTTTGTGCCAATCTTCAACGAGCTAGTAGCGATAGTCGTAGGAACCCAGATGGTGTACAGAACGCCTTCGTTGTTGATTGTGTTGGGGTCTTGACCGGGGCCAGACGTAGTTGGGTTAGCCGTCATATTGATCGCGGGAAGCGTCAATGTCAGTGCAGCAGCCAAAGTGCCGCCAACAGAGATGATACGACCGCCGTGAGCTTCTGGGCTCAATGTGGTGCTGGTTGTGATCTCAACAACAGCGGCTGGGCCTTGTTGATAGATACCGCCCAATGAACGAACTGGGCCTTGAAACGTAGTGCGTGCCATGATTGTTTCCTTACATGCAAGTTAGGCGTATCAGTCTGCATGTCGTCAGCCGGGACTGTCTGATACACCGGAAAGCCCGGAATAGCTGCAATATACACCTTTTTTGCAACGTGTCAACAAATAAAAAAGGCCCCCGAAGGAGCCTTTTCTACAAGCCCGAGGGCTTAGGTCGAACCGGACGAGCCGAACATACCCAGTGGGTCTGACCAGCCGAAGCTATAACGCTCGCGGGATTTGTAACGGACATTACCCGTGTCAAAATCACCATCCATGTTATTAGTCATCGGTGTACGCACAAAGTGCTTCAAACCGTTAGGCACGTCTGTGCAGATGAACCAAGCGTTGGTGTCAGTCAAATAGTTGTTGACGGTGTAACCCCCGGGGATTGAACCGTTGTTCATCAACGCATTGATGTCGTTGTCAGCAGTACCAACGCGGAGGGTGGTTTCCAGCAAGCGAGTAGCAACGAATTGCAACGCAGGTGGAACAATCAACTTCCGTGGCTTTGCAGCAATCAACAAACCACGCTCATCCGTCCAAGCAGCGATCTGAATAACCGAGGCTTCCAAAGAAGTCTCGTTCAAATCAACTTGGGTCGAAGGAGTGTTGGAGTTAACACCACCGCCTACAGTTGGGTGCGAAGTGCTGAACAGAGGAACGCCATCACCGCCGTAATAAGCGGAGGAGTTGGTGAAACCGTTATTCAGAACAGCAGCAGCTTTAGTTTGCTTGGTGTACGCCATAGCGCGAG